TGGACGCTGGGACTTAGGATTCTACGTCGGCCGCGTCTATGGTTTGGTATCTGCCGGCTTCGTCCTCGTCATGCTGATCATCGAGACCACCCGACTCAATGAACGTCTGAGCGTCGCCACGACGCAGTTGAAAGAAAACAACGACACATTGGAAGCACGGGTGCAGGAGCGTACCGAGGAACTGGCGGACATTATGAAGCAATTGAGCCAAGCGCAGAAGATGGAGGCGATCGGCAATCTCACCGGCGGCATTGCGCATGACTTCAACAACATGCTGGCGATCATCATCGGTAGTCTCGACGTGATCCGCGAGACCGCCTATGACAAGGAGACCGACCAACTGTTGCAGGATGTCCTGAGTGCCGCGTTACGCGGATCGGACATGACCAAACGTTTGTTGGCGTTTGCCAAAAAACAGCCACTCAAACCACAGATCACCGTCATCAACGTCCTGATCTATAGTCTGATCGATCTGCTCGATCGCACGCTGGGAAGCCGCATCACCATCACCCTCAATCTAGGGGAGGATATCTGGCCAGTGTTGGTCGATCCGCCACTGCTGGAGGCGGCGCTCACCAATCTGGTGACCAATGCCCGTGACGCCATGCCGAACGGTGGCCATATCACCATCGCGACATCTAATCAGTACATCGTCCATCAGATCGATATGGTCACTGGCGAATACGCGATGATCGAGTTCAGCGACACCGGAACCGGCATGCCGCCTGAGGTGGTGGAACACATCTTCGAGCCGTTCTATACCACCAAGGAACCCGGCAAAGGAACCGGTCTTGGTCTTAGCATGGTGTTCGGCTTCATGAAACAGTCCGGTGGCCACATCAGCGTCACCAGCGAACTCGGCGTCGGTACCACCTTCCGCCTCTATCTGCCGCGCGCTGGTTGACGCCATGGCGGGTGCCGGGGCATCTTGTGGGCATGATCTGCTGGCTGTTACTCTTGCTAGGACTGACCGCCTGCACGACTGGCGCACCGAGCGCCCTCGTAACGGTCAGACAGGCGATGCCACCGGATCAGACGCAGATATTGGACGATGTCGATGCGATCCAGGACGGGATTGAGCATGCGCGTGTCTACCCGAACACCATGCATGAGATGCGCGGGGGCGGCTCACCAGATCGTTGACATTGCAATCCCCGGTACCTAAATAGCCGCTCTTTTCCAGGGATAGTATCGTGTCAGAACGGACATTGGCGGTGATTCGCGCGACGGCTGTGGCCAAAAACCAAGTGGGTCATATTCGTCGCCATATTGAGACTGCCGGATTCAAGATCATCGCGCAGCAGAAGATCAAGCCAACCGGCGGCGACGCCGAGGCGTTTGTTGCCGCGATCGATGCTGCGGGTGGATCAGCGCTGGTGCTGGAGAAGGACAACGCTGCTGTCATTTGGCAGAGTTTGATCCCGGTCATCCAGCGCAAGGATGCCGAGCATTTGCCAGAGAATTCGCTGTACGGATCGTCCATCGAGACGGCGGCCGACGAGATCGGCCATCTGTTCCCCAAGATGCGGCCAGTTCCCAAGATCACGGAACAAGCCCCGCAGTTCGCCAACAGTCCGTTGGTGACGTTCGGCGAACCGGATGAGCGCACGCTCCAGCAGATTCACACCTGTATGGCCATTGGCAATGTTGTCGGCGGCGTACTGTGCGGTGACGCGCACGTCGGCTATGCACAGCCAGTCGGCGGCGTGGTCGTTTATGATGGAATGATCTCGATCAGTGGGGTAGGATTTGACATTGCCTGCGGCAATGCAGCAGTACTGACAAATGTTCCGTTCGGTGCCGTAAAGAACCGCGTATTGCCTCTGCTCACGGACATTTCGCGTCGTATCAGTTTCGGTCTTGGCCGTGTTGGGAAGCATAAGTCATTTGACCACCCGCTGTTCGATGACAAAGATGCGTGGCGCGACGCAGGTATCGAACATCTGCGTCAGTTGGCCGAGCAGCAGATGCTGACTTGTGGTACATCAAACCACTACGTTGACCTGATGTACGAGATACCGCTTGATCCCGCGGAGCCGTATGATCCGGACAAACAAATGGTTACCATCGTTGTGCATTATGGCTCGCGTGGTGCCGGTTTCAAAACCACTACCATGAATCTCCATGATGCTGGTGGCAAGGAAGGCATGTTCATAGCCCCCACTGTATTGCGTACTGATAGCGAACTCGGTCAGCGCTATATCGCAGGTATGCAATTATGCGGGCGTTATGCTTATGCCAATCGGCAGGCAGTAATGGACGAGATACGCAAAATCCTTGGAGCGCGCGAAGTTGAGATAACGCACAACAACCACAATTTCGCTTGGCTAGAAGAACATGGCGGACGAAAACTGTGGGTCGTTCGTAAAGGTGCGACCCCGGCCTTTCCTGGTCAGCGTGGTGTGATTGGCGGGTCAATGGGCGATGATGCCGTTATCATCGAGGGTGTGGACAGCGAGAAGTCGCGTGCTTCGTTCTATTCGACGGTGCATGGCGCTGGTCGAGTGATGAGCCGTACTGAAGCTAAGAATACCTTCACCCGGCACCAAATGGATGCATGGCTTCGTGAGCGCGGAATCACTTTGATGGGAGGCGGCGTAGACGAGAGTCCAATGGCATATCGCCGACTAGATAATGTGCTCAAGGAGCACGAAGGAACTATCAAGATCGTGCGGCGGTTGCGTCCATTTGGCGTGCTCATGGCAGGCGATGACGAACGCAAGCGCGATCCTTACCACGAATAGCAACTCAGAGTGATTGACTGCACACGTTTCTGGTGCTACGGGCGCGACCTCTAGTCACCGGGGACGTGCGCATGCCATTGTCATCTGCTAGTCTGGCTTCAGACATTATTCGTGATCTCCGTCGGGTGCTGACCGTCAGAAATATCGGATACCCACCCGGTCTCGGCAGATATGAGCGTCTTCTTACGGTGATTCGCCAAGATGAAGTTGGTGCCTCACACGTGTACGACACCGGCCATCTGCTGGATGTGGATCATCAGGACTATATCCAGGTGCCAAAGGGCTATGCACTGATCGCAGAGGCAAGAAACCTGCAAACTAGCATGGGCTTGTTCATGCCGCATCCAGAGGTGTCTTTCGTCTGCCGAGTGCATCAACCAGGAGAAGGCTGGGGTGTGTATGTTCACTATGCGCAAGAGCAATCGAATACGATTTTGATCCATAGCTTCTTTCATACCCCTAAGCTTCTTCCGAAAGTCGCATGGCTGTGGATGGGAGCTAGTTATATTCCACGAAATGCACAGGGTGGCGCACCTAACGAGATCGCCTGTTCAAAGCTCGTCTACAATGAAACAAATGGAGAAGATGTTAAGGAGCGCACACAAACCCTCATCTCGAATCCGTTAATCGCAACCATGTTGCTACTCCAAAAGGGCGACACGGTCATCGTCGAGCCAGCGCCATGGTGGCCAGCCAACGAACCCGCAAAACCCAAGGCATTCGAGACCGCCAATCCATCGGTCTCGATTGTCCGGGTCAACACGCCGAGGATCATCGTCCGTCCACCGCGCGATGACAATGGCAGTGGCACCACGTTACGACCTCACACCGTGCGCTCGCATCTTCGTCGTCGCGGCAATAGGATCATCCAGGTGCGCTCATTTACGAAGCCAAGGAACACCACGCCATCCGCAGTCCCCAAGGTAGTCAAAATTGATACGCCATTGTGAAGCCGCCCAAGCCACGTGAGCTTTGGTATTCACTCACCACGGGGGAGAAAATCCTCCTGGTACTTCAGTTCGCTATCTATGGCTGGGTGATCTACGATGTCATCCATTGGCAACTGCTGCGTGCCCTGGCATTGACCACGCTCAACGGCGTGTTGGTGTTAATCCTGATGTGGTCACTGAATCGTCCGCGAGGTAGCGGTCTCTAGGAGGCATGGATGCTAACTCGGCGCAGCTTGACACTGCTGGCGCTGTGCGGTCTGTCGCGCGGCGGCGTGGCGCAGGAGCGATACTACGTGATCTATTTTCGCTGGAAGTCTACGTCGCTCCATCCGACGATGCAGCGTCGCGTGGCTGAGGCGGCGCTCAGTGCGAAGCAACTTGGATCGACGCGGATCGTGGTCGTCGGCCACACTGACACGTCGCTGTCGGATGCCGAGAGCATGGCGATCTCGCTTTTGACGGCTAAGGCGGTCGCCGATGAACTGATCAGGAACGGCGTGGCGCAAGAGACGATCTCATTGACGGCCACGGGTGAAGAGAATCTGTTCAAGCCAACGGCTGACGGGGTGATCGAGCCTTACAACCGACGGGTGGAGGTCTGTATCCGTTGACCCTTACGAGCCTGCCGCTCTCGCATGCGTCTCTGCTGACGATTGATGGGAGGCGGCTTGCCCTCCTTTTCCCAGGAAGGTCGCCGATCAACTGTACGCACCGCCCGTGCCAAGAATTCGATCTTGGCTTTGAGAGTCGGGTCCTCCCCATTCATGGCCTCTAGTTCGCCAGTCCGTGGCTTCCGCAAGATTATGTTCTCGTCGAAGATCAGGAATTGGGTGCAACCGATGCAGACGGTCCAGTCACCGGGCGTCGGTGCAGCATCGCTCAGAAAGCACGCAGCCCGGTCGAGCCGAACGTCGCAATAGGGACATCGCGTCGGCTTGGTCCGATAGCCTGTTGAGAGAGCTTCCGCGTTCATCCTAGGCGGATTTTTGCGCCGTTCGCGCTAGGGATGCAAGTCACTTGACACTCAGGATATTCCATGCAGTCTCCACACATGCCGTGGAACGAAACTGAGATACCACCGAACGCTGTCGGGCTTCACGCCGTCATCATCCCGCACAAGATGTGGGCGGCGAGCTATCTGCACGATGGTTATCGAGCGCTCGGTGCCGCGCTGGTGACGCGGCTGCGGAGACAAATAACCAAGGACGCTTTGTTGGGGATGATCTGCAAGACCTTGATCAACGCCCTGATCGATGTGCGGCAAGGCCAACCGGTCAGTGTCGAAGAGACCAGTTGGCGGCAAATCAGTGAGGCCGGGTCAGCGTTGGCCTATTGCATTCACCGCCGATACTTCTATGTCGTCTTCGATGATGAGACCAAGCAGATCGACATCAAGGATTTCGCAGCGGCCTCACCCGCCGAGGCGCGGGATTTCTTGATAGCGCTGCCGGAGGTCCAAGAGATCGAGCAGAATGTCACCCGCCATTGACCCCTAATTCGCTCGAATTCCTGAACGTCACGGGCAACACCACGATCCATCGGCATCGTGATTGGGGACGCCATGCGACAGAATTCTTGCAGCATGGTCGCCGCCATCGCGGTTGGTCTGTTGAGGAACATCCGTCACCGTTGCCCGGCACGCGGGTGTTCGACATCCTCTTGGACGACGCCCCGGTCACCCATTGCAGCCTCTGCCTGAAACAAGAGGCGTCTGATAAGTTCTGGCGCTACGTGCGCGACTTGCCGTTCATCCGCTTCGAGATACCGCGACAACCATCCCAGGTACCCTGGCTGGCGGTCCATCTGGTGCAAGGGTCGTTCGATCTCGTGCGTCAGAACTCGCCGCGCATCTTGGAGATTGCCGATCTGGAGACGGCCGTGGCGTGGGATTTGATCGACCGGGAATGCCCGTAGTGGGCAATTCCTGATCGACCTTCAGTTTAGGCTCCCTTGTCGAAGTTCCACACGGCATCCAGCTTGCGCCAGTCCTCGATGGCTTCGTCGGTGTAGCCGTGATAGCGCCGGAGGTATGCCTCCATGCCCTGCTCCTTCATCACGGCAGCCCGTTCGTACGCCTCCTGCTTGGAGAGCGGCACCGGGCCACAGTTATACATGGAGCAGGCGTTTGGCCTGCCATTGACCAGGGATACGCAGCAGAAGTCTGCGTGCCAGCGATCCTGCTCAGTGACGATGCTGGGGTGACAGCGGCAATCCTCGACATAGCTGCCAAACTTCAGCTTGCGCAGCATGTAGTTGCCGTAGCGTTTGTCTTTTCGTCGATCCTTGTAGAGGTTCATTTGGGTTCCACCCGCTGTCGGTTTCAGCAGCCGGGCAATACGAGTGGAACCCAAATGTTACGCCATACGCTCTTTCGTGTCAAGGTAGCCGGCCAGTGCCGGCTGGGTGGTGTGTTAGTAGCGCATGACCTGTTGTCGTTTCTCCGAAGGCGGCGCCTTAGCCCATTCGTCGTATTGTTGTAGCCGACCAGTGCCGGCTGTGGTAACGCGTTGGCATCTCGTGGTTGTCGAACTTTCATGCTCTACTAAGCTGGGCATTCGTCGTAGCCGGCCAGTGCCGGCTGTACCCAATATCTGCCACGCCCTGCCGGTTGTATTCGTCGTCTGCTTTCAATTTTGGCGCAATTCTCAGGGGGTGGCAAGCTCGATGATCTGCCCGAATTCGCCGGTCTCGGTCGCCGGGATATAGCCAGCGTAGCCGGTCTGGTTGCTGACGAAGCGGGTGCGCTCGATGGTGCGATCGATGCAGTGGTGGGTGTGACCCCAGACCACCAAGGGCAGATCATCTTGCAGCAAAATCCCCTCCATCCGCGACGCGAAGCACGGCGACAGACGATCCGTCACGAAGCGCGGGCCGATGGCAAAACTGCACGGTGCATGATGGGTCATCACGATGGTAATGCCCTCGAACACCTCATCCAAGCGATCGTTGACCCAGGCGCGCTGTTCCTTATGCCAGTCCAAGGTATCCTGCGGCGTGAGCGTGTGACCATCATAGACGATCACGCGGAAATCGTTGAGGCCGCGCTGCGCATCCAACAGCGACAGATCGGGCGTGCTGTGCAGCGCGAAGTCGGTCCAGAGCGTCGTGCCGATGATCCGGATCGGCGTGTCGTGGATGGTGATCTCGCCGACCGCCATGTGCAGGAAGTGGATGTTGTCGGTCGCGGCAGCCCGCAACTCATCGAGGACCGTCGCATAATCACCTTGATAAAACTCGTGATTGCCGGCCACCATGAAGACCGGTTTGTCGGGGAACAGCCGGCGTGCCATGGCGATCCCATCGGCGCTGCTGCCGATGTCGCCGGGCAGCAGGATGATATCGGCGGTGGCCAGCCGCTCACGGATCGCGCCGCCGATGCGGCGCTCCTCGCGGGTGTGCCAAAACTCGGTGTGCAGGTCAGAGACGAGACCTATATTGATCAGCGGCATTGAGAACTTCTTTCGTAATGCTTGACTAGGTTGAAGACGTACTTCTATAGTGTGCTTATTAGGAGCGTGAAGATTGCGGATTCTATTATGCGATAATACAGTGTTTGAGATGAACTTTCTACCAGAAGTCATCGATGACCTGCGATTCTGTGTACTGGACTATTCGAACCAGGACAATGTAGACTTCTACTTCATCCCTTTGGTGTTTCTTGACGTCTTTCCGCGCCCCAGTGCCGATCTGCGTATCGGCAACTATCGCATCCAGATGCCGCTCGATTGGTCAGTGGTGATCGCCGACAAAGACTTTGGCTACATGGAGATCATCGAACTCAAAGACCTGCGCGATCGGCCATTTGAGGCGTTGATCTTCAATCCGATCTCCGGCTTCATGCCGAGCTTTGGTGAGATCACCCATCTGAACAACTTTCCGGACGTCACCTGGAACATGCCAAAACTCAAATATGGGCATATCCTGGTGGTTCCGCTAGAGTCAAGGCCCAATCCGGCATGCGCGTTTTTCGTGCGGGACATCCATCGTCTCCCCGAAGCCCTCGACATAACTAAGGTATTCTCATGACTGATTTTCAGCAAGAACTTCGTCCGATGCTGCGGCAATTCAGCAATTCCGTCGGCCGTGGCAACCTGATCGCCGCCAACGCCACGCTGGTGACGATCCTCGAATCAATGGCGGCGGTGATCGACCGGTCAGCCTGCACGTGCAACTGCCCGCCGCGTGGTCTGCCGGAGGCGCCGCCACCGGTCGCCCCGAGCGCAGCACCACGACCGCGTGGCCGCCCCAGAAAAGAAAGGTAAGCAATGGAAGAAATTGAGTACGTATACTGGCCGGTGCCAGCCTATGATTTCATCCGCCTTGAGATTCGCATCACGCCTGATCTCACGGTCGAGTGTGAGGCGGTAGAACCCGACTATCTTGCCATCACCCGCGAGGTGGCGGAACAGGGCTGAACAACGAAGCCCCATGCCGGATAAACACAGCATGGGGCTTCTAGCAACCTGAGGAACCGAGCGATTGGCGCTGGTCCACGGCAGTATTTACATTGTCGTGACCAATCACAGCATTTAGAGGGCAAAATTGAGCAAAGAGAGAAAACTTGACATTTTTGCGTTGCTGAACGCTGTCGATCGCCGCGACAGCGACTGGCTGATGGCGCAACCCGATGACGCCCGCAAGGAATTCATGCCCCTCGTGGTGATGCGCTGGGCGACCGGCGTGAAGGATAGTGTGGCGGCAGCCTATCTACTATGGCTGATCAATCATCGGGTGAACCGCCATCTGTTCGATCTCCATCAACACCCTGATCTGTGCTACCGGCTACTTGCGTCCTGTGGTCTCAACCAGAGCTTGCCACGGAACTGGCTGGCAGGGCCGCAGCGGACGGCGAGCGACAACAAGGCGCTCAACTTGCTGGCGGAGCATCATCCGATGGCGAGTGAGGCAGAGCTTCGCATGCTCCTGTCGCTGCACACGCGTGAGAGCTTTGCCGAGTTGGTCTCCGACTGTGGCATCGGCAAGGACAAAGCCAAGGACTATGTGAAAGCCTACGATAAGCTGGCATGAGCGAGTTCTGCTGCGAGTTCTGCAAAAAGCCATTCAGTCGGGAAGCGCTGCTAGTCAACCATGTGTGCGAGCGCAAGCGACGCTTCCTGCAACGCGATGACAAATCGGTGCGATTGGCCTTCGCGGCGTATCAGCGATTCTATGAACGCGCGATGCGCCGCCGCACGCCCCAGACGCGCGACAACTTCGAGACCAGCCAGTTCTACACCGCGTTTGTCCGATTTGCCCGTCAACTGCTGGATGCCGACATGGCCAACCCATTGGGGTTCGTGGACTTTCTGATCCAGGTCGAGGCGCCGCTCGATCGCTGGACCGACGTCAAGTACTCCGGCAGATATATACACGAGCGAAACAAGAACGAGAAACCCCTGGAGGCGATCGAACGCAACATCATGCTGATGCAGGAGTGGTCGGTTGGTTCCGGTGAGCCATGGTGGGATTTCTTCCGCAAAATCTCGCCGGTCCGGGCGACCGACTGGATCAAGAAGGGCCGCATCAGTCCGTGGATGCTGTTCCTGGCAACCAGCGTCCCTGATCTCCTGAACCGGCTCAGTCCGGAGCAGATGGCCATCATCAATGAGGCGATTGGCTGGGACTCCTGGGGTTGGAAGTTTTGGAACAACAAGATCGCGCTGCATCAGGCCGAGGTAGACGAGTTTCGCCTGATATTGCAGGAATGGAAGATTTAGATGGACAGAGACGAGTTGCTGGCGGCGATGTACCACGACGAGGAGGCGAAACCCAACGTGCCTCTGGAGCAGAGCGGCTTGCGCACCCGCAAGATTCGCGTCGGCATCGTTGAATATGAGGTACCGACCTTGGAATGGGTGCGGCATCTCGAACAATTGGTGCAGCATCAAGCCGACCTGCTGGAACAACAGCGCCGGGAGATTGATCGACTCGACGCGTTGCTGCGCGGCACGCGCAATTTCGTCCGGCGGCAAACCGACAATCTGTATGATCTCCGCAATCGCAGGACCACCGTCTGATGGATATCGATATCGACTTCGCCGATCCGCGGCAGGTGATGGACAATCTGCCGTGTGTACCGGCCCTGGGAACGGATGGTCGGCGACATCTGAGCGGCGTGTATTTTCAGGACATCCCGGTCAATCCGGTGGACGGTTTGGCCGTCTGGGACTACAAGGTTGCGGCGGACAAGGGTTACTTCAAAATCGATTGTCTGAGCAATCGCATCTATCGCGGGGTGCGTGACGAGGCCCATCTCGACGCCTTGGCGGCCAAGCCGCCGCCGTGGGACAAGTTCGAGGATCGGACGATCGTCGAGAGACTGGCGCAACTCGGCGATCATTTCGACACAGTACAGCATATCAAGCCGCGCAATATTGAGGATTTGGCGGTCTGCCTAGCATTGATCCGCAAGCCCAAGCGTCATCTGAAGGGCAAGCCGCGGGCCGAGATCGACCAGCATATCTGGACCCCGTCCGAGAACGAGGACTACGCCTTCAAGCGATCCCATGCGATCGCCTTTGCCGTCTCGCTGATCGTCCAGTTGAACCTGATGCTTGAGACCGATGCCTGAGGCGTTCCGCTACGAGCCGACGATCCTGACCATGCAAGGCGATGTGGTCGATGCGTTCGCCAACCTCTATCCGGATCATGCCGGCTGGCTGCGCGACCATGCCGTCGAGCATCGCGTGACCGTGTATTGCTGGCCGGACTTTCTGGCGCGCATGATGTGCAACCGGATCGGCACGATCGTCTGTGAATTTGAGGTGACCGTTGACAGCGCATTCGCTGAGAGGTTTGCGGCGATCAAGAACGGCTCGTGTACCGGCTAGATACGCCGCACGAGCGTAATCTGGCGTTTGCGCACGCGGCGGGCGATGATCTCTTGGAGGGACACCACCGGGCCGCTTTCGAGGTTAAAGTCCTTGCGAGAAAAGTGCTTGAGAAACGGGCGGAATGGCCGGAAGCGATCCTTCAGGAAGACATTGATGGGAATCTGCCGATTGCTGCCCCACCACCACTCGGTGCCGCACTTGATGAAGTCGCGACGCAGGTCCTCGGTCGGTATCTCATTCAGCAGGTAGATCGAAATTAGCTGTGAGTCGGCGTTCTGCACCACGCCGATATACTGCACTCCATTCATTGTCCCATAGGATAAGAAGGGAAATTTCTCCAATAGTTCTTTGATGTTGTCGTCCATTAACCCAAGCCATAACGAAGGCACAATAGGTTATTTAGCCAAGCGTTATGACTTGATATACTGGCGAGTAGGCGGGGATTACTCCCCGCCTCCGTTACGCTCGTAGTAGGCTTTCTGCTTGACCAGCTTCCTCAGCGCATTGTCCGCGCGCTTGCGCTTCGCCTCCCATCCCTTGATCCGCGTCAAGATGCGTTGATGCCGCACTTCGCGCAGAGGAGGCTTCGGCTTGACGGGCCGCCGCAGCTTGCCGTCCAGCCAGCCTTTGCTGATCACCAAGTTCACCATGCTCCGCTCTAGATGCGCATGGCGCCAGTCGTGACCGCTCAGGCGTGGATGTAGCCGGAAATGCACGGCATGTGAGATGCCGTGCACCAGCGCGTGCCACCCCTGATCGGGATTCACGTAGAACACGCCGTAGCGTATCCAGGTGTGGCGATTGCCGGAGGTGAGCTTGATCGATCCATTCCAGGCTTTGCCCATCCCAAACCGATACAGCCGCTTCGCCGCACTCACCGCCTCGCGTGGAGTGAGAGGCGGTATTGCGTCCGGCCACTCAGCGTTGACGCGCCGGTAACGCGCCTGCGTCGGCTTCGCCCGTGCGGGCGTCGCTTCCGTAGTCATGTGTCCATCCTTCTCATGTCAAAGACCAGTCAATCGGAAGTCCCGATCAACACATCTATTATAGCATAATGAGAAAAACGCACAAGAGCTATGTTATTATTGCATAACTTATAGAACAAGATTCTTTTATTGGGAAGATGATCGACGCTATTGTTGGTCGATCGCAGTTACTAGCGAAACGTCCATACGCCACAGTATGACTGGCAACAGATCAAGTGATCGGGAGGAAAGGCTATCGAACTACCAGTCTAGTCACTCGACTGGATTGTTGGAATCCTCACCAACATCAATAACCTCGACCTCGCTGACCGGCACCTCGTTGATTGAGCAGGTGTCCCAATTCCAAATCTCGCGGCTGTTCGGACGGACGGTTTTGTCGAGCGCCATCGCGCAATGGTCGTGATCAACCTTGCCGAAAGTGACGATCCTTGTCGCGAACGACAGGAAGTCACACAGCTTGCTCGCCCAATGCTTGCCGGCGTTCCGCGCCCGTGCGGTGCGAGCCGAGACGGTTTCATCGGCATCGCCCAAGAGAAGAAAGTTCAAGGCGTGATCGAGCAGGTTCAGGAGATTGAGGAGAAACTGTGCGACATAGACACAGAGACGACAGGTCATAGCAATATCTCATCGGTCATGTGGCTTATTTAGATCGATGCGTTTCTTCCTAAATAGCAGATTACCTCAAAGGTCTCTTCATGGCTTACGTGAATCTGGCTTCGGCGACCAAGCTGCATCGGGCCGCGCAGATCATCAACGACATTGGCAGCAATGGATTGATGTTGCTGTACACCGGATCGCCGCCGGCTAGTCCCGACATCGCTGCAACTGGCACCCTCTTGGTGACCTTGCCGCTATCGACCGTGGCGGGCATCGCATCCTATGCGGTGCAGACGATCTCAGTTGCCGATGCCGGCAGTGGTGGCACTGACGGCAGCTATGCGCTGACCTTCACCGGGGGCGCACCGACACCAACACCCACGCCAACGCCAACCCCAACTCCCACACCAACGCCCACACCGACCATCCTGACGCCGACGTCAGGTGGATCGATCACTGACAGTTTGGGAAATGTCTATACCCTAACCTTCGCGGGAACCGTCGTGCGAAATGGCATCGCCATATGGGCGTATGACGTGGATACTTTGGAGTATTACAAT